CCCCCCTCGGTTAATCCCGAGGGGGGCAACACTTACTTTCGTAAGTCACCTTGTGTGAGTGCCCAACCCTAGATTTCTCAACCCTAAGAAACTAGATCACACACCGATCCCCACAAGGGGGAGAAATATCGGTTAAAATATTTCCCACATTAAAATAACTTAAATATGAAAATAACAAAATTTAACATATTCAAGGTTACTTTAAAGGTGGTAACCTGGATATTTCAAGGTTTTAACCTTAAAATATCTGGCCGGATGAGTGATTATCTAGACTTAATTCTGAGACTCGATCGATTATTATATAATCGAGGAGCGCTAGAAACCTTGAAATATATCAAGGGAACTAGAACTGCCTATCTGGCTTACTTATCAGGTAAGCCGATACGAGTTAAGGGAGTAAGGACAACGAAGGATGGTATCCCTGTTATCCTAGGCGACTTTGTTCCCAAAATCCGTAAAGGACCAACTCCAGCTATGCTGCAATTGATCAATACGATTTTGTTCTGTACAAGGGCGCTAAAGCTTGGAAGAACTCCTGATTTCTCACCTATAATTAATCCCCCCAAAAGGGATCCGATTAATATAGGAGAATTCGTGGACGACTTCTGGCGGGATATGGGATATCACCGACAGGCTCGAACGAATCCTAAGAGTCTTAACTTCCGTAAGTTCCATTTAACGACAAAATCTGGCCCTAACGGGACAGCTAATGCGTTATGGACCTCCCTCAATGACCTTAAGGCGTTGTCTGAACAACAACTAACCGATATCGGTATCATTGGAGGAGAAACTTTACGAAGTAAGATAAGTACTCTCAAAGAGGGTCTCGATAAGGTTCCTGAATTATCCTACTTTATAGATACCTCTGCAGGTGTCTATACAAGGCGGATAACCAGTTTCCCGGATAAAGAACTTAAAGTTCGAGTAATCGCCGTTGGCGACTACTTTAGTCAAGCAGCATTAAAACCGCTGCATGATTATTTATTCCGGGTCCTTAAGAAGATCCCTCAAGATTGTACTTTCAACCAAGGTGGGTTCTGAGATAAAATCAAAGATCAAGAATACTATGCAAGTATCGACCTAACGGCCGCTACTGATAGATTCCCAATCTCGACAATATCTCAGGTGCTACTTGGGAGATTACCAAAATCTTACGTTGATGCATGGCACCGACTTATGGTCGGCACTCCATTTATCTATGAAGGACAGGAAATAAATTACGCTGTCGGAAACCCTATGGGTTTCTACTCTTCATGGGCATCATTCGCAGTAGCTCACCACTATGTGGTTTACTATTGCTGTAAGAAGCTTGGAATCCCCTGGAAAACATTAAAATATTGTCTCTTAGGAGACGATATTGTTATATGTGATCCAAAAGTAGCAGCGCTGTACAAAGAAACAATTTCAGGGCTTGGAGTAGAATTCTCTGAAGAGAAAACTATTACCTCGCCACACTTAGTAGAGTTCGCCAAACGGCTAATCTACAAAGGTACTGAAATATCGCCTTTCCCAATCTCAGCTTTAGGTGAGTTGGCTAATAAATATTATTTATTAACTGACTTATTCTTGGAGCTGGAGAGGAAAGGTTGAGTTTCACTTGGCGGTGCACCATCAGCAGTTGAATCTTTCCATAAGATTGTATTTAACTGATCAACCGTGCGAGCACGGGAGATTGAAGTTAAATCATCTGTCTGCGAACGGGTTATGAAAATAGCCCGAGGAGCCGAGGATGCTGGAACTCTTTTAACAGAGTGTTTCAGGAAACTCGGATATCCGTTTGTTCTTAGCAGCTTTGTTGCCAGAAATGTTCTGGAAAACATAGTTGTTGAGAACTTCGCAAACTCTAATCCTGCTTCTCATAATCCCGAAAGGGATAAGAAAAGGAAAAGACCTTGTGTAGGACTCGGCTATTTAGCTGAGAACCTAACGTGTCTTTTAACAGGTTTAGATGAGGAAAGATGTTCGCTAGGATTCGACTTAATAATGGCGTTACCGCACTTAAATGCCTACGGGCAGATAAGTGAGCTATACGTCAATATTAATAAGAAGGCCCGACAGATCAGCACCACTAATGGTGCGGAATGACCATTGTTGTTTAAGACAATGTGCATTCCTTGGGATGATACCATCTTTACGATGAGATCATCTCATTTGATCGCTAAGGGCTCTTCTAGAGTCGTCAAAGACCTTCAGAATAGGGCAGAACTGTTAAGTTTCTACCCACCTGAAGAACTCCTTCGAGAGGATCCTAATTTCTTAAAATCACTCTAAAAGCCTAGCTCGGATTCGGGTCGGCGCTGATAAGCCGATTCCGCTCGAGACCCGTGCTGAAGTCCTCTCTTTCGAGAGGCGGGGAGCACGGGTGTATACCCCCG